CTGTAAACGTAGTGCTAGTAGTGCCTGTATAACTAATAGTCTCGTTGCCTATGACTATTGTACCTGCACTATCAAATCCTGTTGTGCTTGATACAGTTATAGTTGTTACACTATCTGTGTGAGTTGTACTAGTAGTTGTAGTATTTATTTCATCTTCTTGATTTATAACTCTATTTATATAGTCATTGTAATCAAGTAATCCTAGTTTGTATCCACTGTTACCTAAGTCACTATCTTTGACGATTCTAAATGTATTATAGTCTACTGTCTTAGTAGATGTAGGTAAACTATATCTAACCACACCTGCTGTCAATGTTTTAGTTTCTGTTGCATGGTTAAATGGGTAGTTAAACTCTCGCTGATTGATAAATCTAATTGATTCATTAATTGCGTTTTGACATTGAACTTGTATACCCCTAGCACTAGAAAAGGTTGTAGAAGTTAATGCAACCTCATTCAACCTTGCTATTACTTTATTTGTTAGTGTTAGGTAAGTTTCTGCCATAATAATTCCTAAGTAAGATGAAAGAGCAAGTTGCCCTGCTCTCTCATATATAAGTTAAGCTAAAGTATCTCTATCTACTTCGTCAGCACCTAGACCAGCTTGACCACTGATATCCATTAGAGTTGCGAAAACTCTAAACTTACCAGTTAGTGTAGTTCCAGTCTGAGCAGCTACAAGTATATCAAGAGTATCTGCGGCAGGTACAATCACAGGATTAAAAGCTGCTGGAGTTGCGGCATAATCACCTGCTGAAGCGGCATCAGCATCAAAACCATCAACAAAGTTGTCAACGTCACCACCTGTGATTCCTAAATCATAAGCGGCATCTGAAGATGTACCTGTTGCGGCTACTTCACACTGTATACCTGCGTGTAGAATCACTGATTCAGCAGGAATATTAAGACACTGATATACGTCACTAGCAGCTAGGGCAGTACCCTTAGATGAAGTAGCGACAGCTAAATCAATAGTATTCTCAATAATATACGGTTTCCTACCTCTAGGGTGATTTCCTCTAGCGGCTATAGTTAAGTTTACGGTTGCCATTAATCAATCTCCCTATGCTAAGTGATACGTTGCAGTACAGATTGCTTCAGGTCGAAGAATCTTTCTGCCATACAAATGCATACCACGAACAATATCAGCAAAAGAATCAGGGTCTCTATAAGTCTCTGTCTTGTTGATTTGCTCGGCAGTAGCTATTGACGATGAGTGACCAGCTACAATCACACCAAAGTTAGTGGAACTATTAGTACCTGTAGTAGAAGGTCCTGTTCCTAAACTTGGAAGATTATTTGACTGATATATCTTAAAGCCATGCAAGTTATTCATTACTAAACCATTCTGAAGTCCAGTTCCACCCCAATCAGATTGGAATAGTCTTGAGTCTTCATCTTTTAGTACCTCAATAAATACAGGGTCTAATACTAACCATCTACCATTAGTGTCAACATTCTGTTGGTCCATTAGTCTAGACATTCTAGCTATTAGAGTCAATGGAAATGTATCACCTGCGGCAGGAGTTGCATCAGTTGCACCCGGCATCCTTGGCTGAATAGTAACAGCATCACCTGCTGTACCTGCGAAGTCTGCGGCATCAATTTTCATTGAAGATAAGAGTTCGTCAGTACCAGCAGTTGAAACAGCAACAGTACCATTAGTAGTAGTATTGGCTGTATCTGCTGAACTATGCAATGCACTCTGCTTATAACCTGACATATAACCAAGTACATCTTGGTCAAATTGGTCGGCTAGTCTATAGGCTGCTCTATTAGATGCTAACTCTTGAAAGTTAATATGCGAATGAGCTTCCTCAATATCATCCACTTTAAATGCAAAGTAATTAGCTTTGTCAATAGTAAGTGAAAATTCTTCGTCATCAAGGTCTTGAGGAGTAATAGTAGTTCCTCTTGAGTAAGCCTTGACAGTTATTTCTGGCTCTTTGATAACCTTAACGGAATCGCCCATATTAGCAATTTCACCGAAGTAATCATTATTAGTGATTGCATCAACGACAGACCCTTTGCGAAACGCAAGTTGAACCTGTTTGCTGTAAATAATAGGACTAAAATTGCCGTTAGGAAGGTTGCCATATCCAGACGCTGCTGTAAATGCCATTTAAATCTCCTTAAACATTTATCATATGTACACGGAATGTGTACTATAGTTTTAGTCATTTTACTTTATAAGGACCATTCATGCGTTGAGGTTGTACGTAGGATAGCGATTCCTGCGTAGGCTCACATAACTGGGTAATCTCTAAAGTGGGTAGTATTGTGCACTACAAGTGTCCATAAGGGGTTGTATTACACTTCTCATTATGTATAGTTATATACATAAATTCTTGTTTGTCAACATTATTTTTTATCTTTATCTTTAACCATCTCTAAAAAGTTAAAGTTTACACTAAAAGACCTGCGTTCTCCTTTTGTTTTAAATGGATATACACAGTGAAATAAGTCAGAAGGGAATATATAAAAGTCTCCTACTTGTGGCTTTACCATAAAGTTTGTATTATTATAACTAGACGATGTGCCATGAACAAACTGTATGTGTCCGTTAGCAGGATGATGGTCTTTATAATCCTCTTCCCATTCTTTTTCTATGCCTTCAGGTAATGCTAGATAACCAACACATGACATACTAGAACCTATATGTAAGTGAATAGGGTTGTATTCATGCTCGTATTGTCTAACAAACCATCCTGAATTTATCTTGATACCATAGTTATACTTTTTAGCATCTAAGTTTTTAACACCAAAAGAGTTTCTCTGCTCTGAATACGAATGGAATCTAGCTATGAAGTTAGATACTTCTTTCATCCATAGTGCTTCAATCTCTTTATTGAATTGTAACTCTTGTGTTACTTTACCAACTAATTGATGCGAAAAATCGTTTAACTCCATCTTCATTAGAGTGTTCATCTTCTTAACAAATTCAGGACTTAACTTCATGTAACCCATTGAAGGACCAAAGGGTGATATATACTCTTCGTCTTTCTTAGGTACATACATTTTTGAGTGTGCTGTCATTATCTACTCCTATCTAGCTGAACCAGATACGTCATAGACAAAATTGCCTGACCTTATAGCTTCCATTATTGTGTCAGCTTGTTTCTCATATTGTTTAGCAGACATCTTTTGGACATTAGACTCAAGTATCTTTTTACCTGAATCAGTAGCATCAACTTTAGTCTTCGTAGTTTTCGTGCCAACTTCCATAGCTGCACTTTTATCACTCTTTGTCTTAGTTTCCTTGCCGATTCCTTTGTCTGATTTATATAAGTCAATAGCTCTTGCGGCTGACCTCGCATCATTGTCGTTCTCATAAAGTGCATCCTGTACCCATTTTGGCTGTTCATCTGCCCAATCGTGAAACTCATCACTATCTCTAATATCATTAAAGTCAGGATGTAATCTCATTAATTCTGCTTCAGCTTTCTCTTTCTTAGCTTCAACAGACATCTCATCTATCTTTTGTATTCTAGTCTCTAATTCTGCTGACTGCTCTCTTGCCTTCTTCATGGCAATAGTCTCAACAATCTTAGCTACATCTGGGTACTCTGTTGCCCACGCTTCTATGTCCTCATCAGACTTAGGCAACTTCATTTCTTTCTTAGTTGCTTTAGCTAGTTGCTCTTTCATATCATCTAGCTGTTTTTGGAACTGTTTTTCTTTCTCTTGCGTATGTCTCCTTAAATCACCATATCGCTTTTTAAAAGTTTTCTCTTCAGCATTAGTCGGTTCTTCTTCACTCGGAGTTTCCTCTTCGCTAGTCTCACCTGCACTTTTTTGCTCTTCAACGAGCCTTGCCAGTTCTTCTTCATCTCTCTTTACTCTCTCTTCTTGAGAATAAGGTCTATTCATAAACATTTCTTTTTTAGGTGTGTTCTCTTCCACCATTGTCTTTGTAGCTTCTTCAGCCATTTGTCTTCTCCTTGGGGTTATCGTAGCCAATTATTGTTGGGGGATAAGTAGCCTTTAATTGTGGATTATTAACGTGAAGCTAATCCACCTCGCTTCATCTTCTTAGGTTTAAGTGTTTTCTTTTTACCTGCTAGTCCACCTGCATTAAAATCAAAATTTGACCCATCCATATCTCCGGGGTCAGAAGAATCAAATCCACCATAGTCACTGTCATCAAAACTATTATTGTTATCATCTCCACCTGTTTGTTCAACTAGCTGTGCGTAAGTCATTCCAGTAGCTTTTTCAGCCGCTTTTTGTTCTACATCTGCTCTTTCTCTATCTTCCTTATCAATAGCGGCACTTTGATATTCATTAAATGGAATATCTCCCAAGTCAACAAACTGTTCTGTTGTAATATTACCTTCTCTAATGTTTTTGTCTATAACATCTACCATTTTATCTTTTTGATTAATATTTGGATTATCTTTAGCTAAACCTTCAACTATATCTCTTGCATCATTATTTGTAATATTATAATCCTGTATAAGTTCTGCCACAGCCGCTCTCATATTTTTATTTTGTTCTATTATAGCTGTAGCTTCTGGACCTCTAGGATTTTTAATTATAGCATTAGTAACTTTAGCAGATTTAGTTATAGTAATACCATCTAATGTAAACTTACCTGTAGCACCATCAGGAAGATTACCTGTACCTGCTGTTATAGCTTTTATAGCAGCTATTCCCGGAAGTATACCACCCGGAAAATCGTAGCCTATTCCAAATGTAGTAGAGCCAATTACGCTACCTTTTAACTGCCTAGATTTTACTCCTGTGCCAACCATTGTAGTTCTATCTGCTATTGTACCACCTAATGATACCCTTCCTGCACCACGACCATACATAGCTTCTTCACGTTCTCTTTCTTCTTGGTCGCTACTGTCGTTACCTGTATCCACAGGCTTTACTTTAGCTGATGCTACTTGACTCTTCTTGGCTTCTTCTTTAGGTGCTTCTTCTTGTATAACAAAACCTTCAGGTATAGGATACAGCGTTGCACCTCTTGAACCATCGGCATTTACTATATGAGGTATCATACGTGTCTGACCTGTTGCTTCATTAAAGTATCTAACACTTTCTGTCTTAGGTGCTCCACCTGCACTAGGTCCTAAGAAGTCTTGATATGATACAGGAGCATATGGTGTTGCACCTGCTCCATATACATTACCCACATTTGGTACATAAGGTGTTCCACGTGAAGCACCGGAAACTCCACTTGCTACTTGTTGTGGCATTATTTGAGTTGGATTACCCATTGGATTTGTTCCTAAAGGTTGTCTACCTATAGGTATAGTAGGAGCTACATATGTACCTTGTTGTGCTTCAATTACCCCACCTCTATTATACTCTAAATCGTCTTCAATGTCAAGGTCTGTTTCATCAAAAGGTAAATCATCAGCCATAGTAGCTTCATCTGAATTACCCATCTGACCCATAGCTTCCATTTGCTTTAGTCCTTGTTTAGCTTCTTGTCGTAATTGCATTAACTTTGCAAGACCTATGTACCTAACCACATCAGCAGGGAATACAAACTCTCCTTCACTTAACTGTGCAGGTATATCATCTCTCACTTCTTCTCGTGTAGAGCCTGATGGTACATCGTTGCCTGATACTTCATCAGTCATACCACCTTCATCTTTGAGACCACCATCTTCAAACATTTCCATTTGTTTACTTAATGCCATTTACTTCATCCCTTAGTAATTTAAGTTTATTCAAAGTAGCTATTGCTCCTTGAGACCTATGTAGAGTAGTTGTATCACTAGCTTGTTCTAGTATCTTATGTTGTTGCTTCACTAACTCATCAATGTAATCATTGAAGCTGTTCAGTAGCTTGAGGTTGTTCACTAGCGGCTTGATTTGCTGCAGCACCTGCTTGTCCATCATTTCCTGAAAATCCTTGCTCGTTTGGTATAGGAGCTTGTCCTGTACCTATGTTACCACCACCTGCTCCTGTGGGGTCTAATGGGTTAGCACCGACAGGTGGTTGACCTGCCTGTTGAGGTTGTCCTTGTTGTGGTTGTTCAGCCATAGGACCTTGCATACCTTTTAGTATCTCTGCCTGTACTGCTGCTTCATCCATGTTATTAGTTACCTTTTCAGGGTCAAGTTCCATAGACTTTGCTATCTCTCTAATAATATATGGAAACTTAGCAAACGGAGCTAGTGCAGGATTAGATGCCACTTGTAAGAAGGACATTAATCTCTGACTACGTACTTCGTTAGCCATGAGACTTTCTGTACCTCTAGCCTGTACCTCTAAGTCACCTTTTATATCTTTGTCAAAGTTAAACTGCATATTAAAACGGAACATACCCTCGCCTAGTGGCTTGAGTAGGTAATCATCTACGTTCTTAATAACAGTCTTAATACTACCTGCCGCAGCGTTCATAAGCATTGATATGCCTGATGCAGTTCTACCTACACCTTGTACACCTGTCTGTCCGTGTGCAAAGGATGGAAAGCCTGTGCTTTCATCTGCAAGTTGTCTAGCCTTGTCAAATAGCTGTAAGTTCTCATTTGATACGTTAGGAAACTTTGTACCAAAGATAGCTTGACCCGGAGCACCACCTTGTCTTCTAAACACTTTGCCCGGATATACAGATAAGTCTTGCCCCGGAACTAGGTTTGTTTCATCTACCTCTATAAGCAAGTTACCTGATAACACTGCATTGTCTACAGACATTCTCATAAAACCATTCATAAGTGTCTGTGTATCATCCATGTTTTCAGCTAAACCTACACCAAAGAAGGAATATGGATTCAACTCATATGGAGCTGCCATGTAAGGTATAGTGGCAGGTTTGAAAGGATTAAGAACCATTCTTATTAACTTACCATTACTAATCCATATGTTCGCTTGTAGCTCGTCAAACTCCTTGAGGTCTTTAGGTATATCTACACCATTCTCCTCAAGCATATCAACGTCACACATTCCCCAATATTCTAATACTTCAAATCTTTCTATTCCATAATCTGCTGCATAGTCAGATAAATCATCTTCCCAATACTTTTTATCATAGTTCTCACCTGATGCAATTACCTCATCAATTACATTAGAACGAAAGTAAGGTCTCTTCTTTAATCCACGTAATTGTGTTCTAGACATCTTATGTCTTTCAATTACAAACTGTGCTTCATCCATGTTAGCAGCATCAGGGTCAGGAAAGAAGTTCCATACTGATACGTGTGATGTAGATGGTACAGTCTTAAATATAGGACTGTAGTTACCCTCTTCATCCCAATTAGGATATTCTTTGTCTACAGCAAAAGGTCCTTTCATTACTCCTGTTCCGAATAATGCCATCTCAAATGCTGTGCTTCTTAATTGTTTACTTGCACCTGACTCTTGTAGTTGGTCCATGATTTGTTTTTCCATAGACTTAGCAGCTACCATAGCAGGACTAAATGTAATAGCAGTAGGTGTTTTACCTACCCCTTCTTCCAAGCCTTCAATTTCTCCCAACTTGTCTTGTAAAGGACCCAACCTTTCTGCCAATGTTTTTTCAGTAGCACCTTTCGGTAAGTCCATGCCATCACCCTTAAACCCATAAGGCGAAGACAACGAAGTTTCTCCTTTAAGCTGTTCAGGCTTTTTTGGGTCAAAGTTGACATCCCCTGCGACACCTTCAGGTAAGACTGTCGGCTCAACGCTAATAGGAAACTTGTTCCCTGCAAATAGTACATCAACAATTTGTCCATAAGCTGCGAGAGTTTTTGTCTTGGTAACTTTAATAAATACTCTTGACTTTTCTGCTTCAGTAAATTGAACATCACTTCCGTATAACCCCCTATAGTTTCTATAAGACCTTAACCATCGTTCTTCATCATTGTTACGATAGTCTTCGGCACGTTGGTATCTATCCATGATAAAAGGTATAATACCACTTACGTTAACATCACCGACTACTGATTCCTCTACATCTTCTAATGCTATGGAATCATCGTCTAGTGTTACTTCATCTTTTTCTGCCATGTTATATCCTTAATATCCGAATGTAGCATCTGCCATTGGCATATTACTACTTGGTCTGCCCATAGGGTCATAGTCAAATATACTAAACCTTGGTCTTGACATTATACCATATCTTAGTGCATCATACAAGTGGTCTTCTGCTCTTGTGTCTACATCTTCAGGATTCTTTTTATCCAATGGTAATGCAGGTAATTGTGATACCATGTGAGTACAAGTGTTAAAGAATACTAGTCTTGGTTGCTCTGTAAACTCGTCTACCTGTAATCGTCTATGTATTTCATTTTTTCCTGATACACGACTGCCTTTACTTCTATCTGATGGTCTAAATCGGCATCCCTTCATAATCATCTGTTCAGCCAAAGAAGGACCAGTATCGCCACGTTTGT